CCGTACTGTTTGACCCTTACGGTCTTTCTAACGTTGGTCATCTTCTGACCAGCAGGTGGTGTGCCTTCAGATAAAGCAACGAGCGCAGGATCAAGAGATAAAAACCCCCCAACCTTGAACTGATCGCCAGAATTCTTCGGCATCTTTGCTTTCTTCGAAAATAAGTTATGGATTTCAAAGGGTTCAGCACGGTCAATCATTAGACCTGCATAGTGAACACCAACCGCATAACCCAGATCTGTTGTCTTTGTAACAGCCATAGGAAATACTCCTTATTAACGGCCGCCCTCTCGTATACACTTATCTGACCAAGCTACCCTCTCATCCCTAGTCATATTCTTAAGCTTATTAACCAAGCTAACCGTTCCACCGCTGCCAGCAGAGCTACCAGCTCCAGGTTTACCCATATTTTCAGCCGCCCGCTTTGCATTATCATGTTCCGCATTAACGGCATGATCTCTTATATATTTCGGGCCATCTTTACAAGTTTCATAAGCTGCTTCCATAGCATCAGGATCGCCAGGGTGCTTTAATAAAAAAGTGCGTAACTTCAAAGGCAATGTTTTGCCGTATTCGTTCATTGTTTCTTCATAATCAGGGTGAGAAGATAAAAAACCTATAACCTTAGTCTTTGTCTCAAGAGTTGTCTTCTCCTGAAGCATGTCGTTTCGCAAAGCCTTCTCTCTTTGTCTTTGCTCGGCTATCGTTAAAAAATCCGTCTCATCTCTGCCATCAAAAGGATCAACTTGCTTTTCTTGCGTCTGAGTAAAAGATTGTGTCATCTTCATTATCTCACTACGCAAAGCAGAGTTTTCATCTTTCATATCCTTTAAAGCACCCCTCATACCTCGGAAATCGTTGGCATTAGGATTGGTGGTCTCAGGACTAGCGCCCGTTTCTTCAGCGGCTTCCTGTTGAACAGCGGCGGCCTGTTCCGTTTCGCCCGATGTGTTTTCTTCGTCCATAACGTACCTCAATTAATTGTTACCTCAATAGCACCTCAATAGCACCTCAATAGGTACGTTCCAAAATGGAACCTACCACCTCAGTTATTCGAAATTTCCGAACAACTTAAAACGCCCGATACCCTCTCCCGAAAGAGAGAGCAGGTCGGCATCACCTTTTTATGCGTTAAACCCTAAAGACGCGTAGCTCTCAGGTCTAATGCACTTCATACCATTACCAAGTTTGGAAACACTATCCAAAACAAGGCTTGAGGCGCACCCATCAGGGATAATTAAGCCCCCTCTCTTGGTATATGGTAAATTCCAAACATGTTTGATCTCTTTGGGTGTCCTCTTAACATACAAACAAAGACTCCCAATAACTCCAACAGCCTCTCTCAAATATTCAGCCATCCCTTTTCTAACAGGATAGGCCGCTAAATGCGTACGTACTAAACGCTTCTTAGCTTCTCGCTTAGATATCTTCGTGATATACATCTCATTCCAACCGTTCTTCTCATGGCATTCCTCGACCAATTCCCAAAGTTCATTGCTTAAGAAATCTTCCGCCGCCTCTTGCGCTATATCTCTATTATCGTGTGCCATAATTACCTCTTCCTTGCCTTACAAAGTGACCAAGCGACAATATAATAATGCAGTAATACATAAAAACATTATATTACCACCTACTGAGGTTGCTCTTGCTGAGGTGATGTCTTCGCCCGCATGTCATCAGTTAAACTCATCTCAAGAATACCTTGTTCTTCATCAACCTCTATCATCTGCTTGGAAGCAAACGTTTGTTGCTCTTCTTCCATTCTCTTATTCTCATACATCTCCAAAATGAACCGAGTAGCGTTCTGCACCCTCTCAAGGTCCAGCCCCTGCATCTCTTTCGTAGCTTGTATTTGCTTCAAAACAGCATCAATGCGAGTATCTATTACTCTCGACTGGTTTAGCTTGCTCTCACTGACACGTTCCATGGCCAACGCCTCATCAGCGATACTACGCTTCCTCTGCTGTTCCGCCAGGCTTAGTTTATGGATCACTTCAGCGTTAGCAAGACGCTTCTGCATATCCTCCATCTCAAGAACTTTAGCTTGCTGCTCTTGCTGCTGCTGGCTTTCTTCTTCGTATGCCTGCATCAATTCCGACTTGTTAGCTATCGGCATATTAGAAATAATAAACTTGTCAGGTATAGCAATGCCCCGATCCCTAGCCTGTAATGCCTGAACATACGCAAGGTTGCGGTTAGTGTCCGTTAACATTCCCTCAGCTGTCAGTAAATCAAACTTCTCAACGTCCTCTTGAAAAAACTCTTCTGGTACTTCCTTGCCTGTAATACGTTCAACAAATTCCTTGGTAAAATTGATCTTTATCAACTTAACAATCTTTCGACCTAGTCCCTCTTGCGCGTAATTAAGATTATCTAGGATGTCTTGCAAGGTCTCAACGCTGTTGCTAGCACGCATCTTCGCCAACGTTCCAGAAATCTGAGTGTTGCCAATTTCAGCCGTACCCATGAATTCCTCACTGCCGCCAGCTAACTCCACCAAGTCTTGCTTTAGCTGTTGTGATAGTGCCATTGTACTCTGAGGTACTTCCCTAGCTCTTAACTCCTCAAGGTCTCCCATCTGCGCCGCTTCATCGAGCGTAATCACTACGCCAGGGCCAGTTTGGAAAAGGTCATCGTAGTTCACCACCGAACCATTCTTGACCTTGTAACCACCGTATGGCGCACTATCCAAAATCGTGAACATCTGGCTTCTGCGCTTGTTCTCCTCTCTCTGAGCATCGCGCAGAGTCCTTACTAGGCCTTGAAGCTTCCACTCAAATTCAGCAATGTCAGGATCAAAGTAGCCCGATACCAAAACATGAGGGTACTCACCAAAATCAATACCCCTCTCCTTGCTGCCGTATGGGTCTTTACCGTGGTATAACTCCTCACCTTGCACAAATACAGTCAACTGTACTGTAGGCTCGTAGTAAACAATGAAACTCACCCAAGGGAATTCCATAATGTGTTTCTCAAGATCCCCCTTCGAACCGTTCCACCTCTTAGATTCCCCGCTAATATTGTCAAGTAGCATGTAGCGCTTTCGAGTCTTGCGCTCCCAAAACTCCGTGTAGCAAACAATGTCATCGCCGTCTAAATGATTCGTCCCAGCAAACTCAAACTTATTGTCAACCTTGCCACCCTGTAATTCATCGATAGCTTTAGCCTTCTTCGGTAGTAGTCCCTTGGCATCGTCCTTGCTCATGTAGTCACTAGTAATAACGTAGCGACAATCACTCAAGTCTAGTTCACTGAAATCAGGTGCTAGTAAAAAAGTGTTGTAGCCCCTACGTGCTACCTTGATCTCCCCGTTGATGGGATCTCTACTATAATCCATATAAGGGTGAAGCAAGTTCCAGCCAGGTACTAGCGCACCCTTCTCAAAAGCATCGGAAATCTTCTGGTATATACGACCCTTATTATGCACCCACTTGCTAACATCGTCGTAAAGTTCTGCAATATATTGGTCTTGCGTCTCAGTCGCTTCAATAACCGTTGCCAGTCTGTTCTTACGTTGATGACCGCCTACCCTCTTGACAAACCTACGAGTATAGTTGAAAACAATGGCTTCACGATTGAATTTCTTGAGGTAGCTTTTTTCCTGAGTGCTCCATTGATCGCCAACGAAAAACTTGTAATCCGTATAGGCTTCCTCTAAAAATGTCGCAGTCTCTCCAAGTGCCTCTAAATACGCATCTTCAAAACGCTCTTTATTAGTTTTCTTTTCCATGTACGCCCTAACAAATTGAAATTTTAATCTCTACCATAAACTAGCACACTAACGTTTTTACCTGCCATAAAACCTACTCTTATTCTCAATATCTTCTTTTGTAAGCATATTACCGCGTAAATTATTGCCGTATTTCTTTAACCCCGTAGCCATATATCGAAAACTATCGGCACAGTGTCCAGCAGATTGTTTGGGCTTCGGCATATTGCTAACCAAACCATCAGAGGTAACGTCCTTACGGTAGCCGTCCATCATCTTAATGCCTAACTCGCAAGCCTCTTTATCAAACCAGCAGTTCGGAAGCAATTCACGCACTAGTTCAATGCCATCGTCAACAGGGAGCCGCGGCAATTTCGTAACCTTTACCCCTAGCTTGTTGAGTTTTGTTTTGCGTGATACGCCCGTACTCAATTCGTGCACCTCTACATCATGAGGAAAGAAGTTATGCTCGATGGTGACCTTGTTAATCTCTTGCCATTGCTTAAGCCAGTTAACGTACCTAGCAAGCCCTTCGTTACGGTCTTCCATATAGCCAACGACACGGACAAAGATACCTTGAATTTGCACAATCCATATTGCCGTAGCATCTCCGTAGCCAAGATCCCAAGAAGTGTAGGTGGGAAGGTTTACGTTCACTGGAACCGTTGCAATTTGCCCCTTTGTGCGCAATTCGTTCATAAACTTCTGATAGTAGTAGGCATCGGACGTTACCTCTATGGCCTCCTCATACGTAGAAGGATACTCTTGCTTCATCTTAGAGCCTTGTATACGCTCCTCTGCTGCATACCAACGCTGCTGCGAGTCGTTAAGCGTTATTCCATGCTCAGCCTTAAGGCTTCTGAAATAGTCGCTTATACGTGTCGAGAGGGGGTATTCCTCTTCTAGCGTGTACTCGGGGTTATCGTACCACGGAAAGAAGAAAAACTTGAAGTCCTTGTCCGTGAGAGGTCTGCCGTCACGTTGGATCTCAAGCGCATTCTCGCATAGGTCGGGCATGAGTCCATAGCGACCCTCCATCGTAGATTCAATGAAGATTTGCCCCTTCTCAGCGGCTGGAATAGCACCCGTCTTGACTTCCTCAGCCTTGGCGGGGAATTGCTGGTACATCTTGGCTAATTCGCTGATATGGAGTATTTGCAAGGTGTCAGATCTAACCATTGTATCGGCGGTGATGATAGAGCCGTTATCGAACTCTATGGAAGCAGTAGTTATTCTAGTAGCCTTGGGAACGAAGCCAGCGTCTTTGAGGTATTGCGGGATCTGGTCATAGGGAAACTTGATCTTAGAAGCAAAAATCTTAAGCGCGTCGTTCTCTCTGTGAGCTATGATAGCCGCCTTGTAGTTGTTATTGAATAAACATTCATCAAGGATCTTAAAGACGCATACACCCGTTGTTATGCCGTGCTGACGAGCCTTCGGTATGACGTTGCGCTTGTGACAGTCCCTTAAAAGCCTTGCTTGCGTGATGTTGGGCTGTATAGTAACGACCTTGCCCCACTTGTCCTTGATCTTATATAAGGATAGGATACGTTTATCTTTATCGGCGATGAATTCAGCGATCTCACGTTTTGTTATGTCGGTCATCCCTGAAAGCGCCTATGTTGTTACTTATCTTTTGCAGAGATACAAGCAAAGTTACTTGTCACTAGCGGTATAACCCCAATCACTCGCTACCGTCACCAACGTATTATCGCCGCAAATTCCACATTTTCCAGAATGAAACGTAGCAACGTGACCCTTATTCCAAATTGCACCAGCTTTAATGGCACAATCACTGCAAGCAAGCGAACTTGAACCATTGCCAAGTAGAGGATTCTCCATGGAAGCGCGCAAATATATGTCTTTAAAGGTTACCATGCTATTTCTTGACCTTCTTCTTCTTCGCTAGCTTTTCTTTTGCTTCTTCGACGAATTGCTTGCTTTCGCTCAGTGCTTGTTTTTGCTTGCTTATGTCAGCAGTATCATCGACTTTCTTGCGCTCATCTTTGTACGCCGTGAAGCTTAAATCTTTGTGATTATTGTCGCGGTCATAGAAGCCATGAGTGAATTGCATGGTGCTGGCATTGTATTCGCCTTTATATGCCCCAGACTCCCTTCTCACGCGGATTCTTTCCTTCGCAACCATGAGCGCGTCGCGAAATAATTCGTTTTTATTGCCTAGTTCATACATTACAGCGCGGATATATGGGGGGTTTCGATACAGTCCAAAAGTTTCAAGAACAAGCTCATCGCCAAGGCTCCAATTTATGAGTTCTTCGGCTTCTTTTTCGATGCGTTCGGTTGTCCACTCTTCAGGTCTTCCGCCAAGGTTTTTATTTATTGGTTCTGCTTTCCTGTTTGGTACTGTGCTTTTTTGTAGTAGTTCTTTGCGTTCTGCTTTGCGTTTGATATCCCGTTCTTTTATTGCATCGAGTGAGCCGTAACAACCTTGGCAGTATCCGCCGCCCTTGTGTTTTGATTTGATAGTACCGCACCTCTGACACTTCTTATAGCTACGCGCCCATTGTTTAAGTTTTGCCATGCGTGAACCTGTGTAGTTTTCTTTTTACTTTATGGGTGTGAGGAGTAGCTTTCAAGTTATTTATTCGTCAAGGGATTATTTTTATTAGTGTTGTTTGGTTTAACGCTTGCGTGGAAATACGCATTATATTAATGTGATGGTATTGACAAGCACAAAAAAGATAGGAGCTTTAGAGAGTGGCGAGAAGCGAATGTTTCAATATTTATTAACATCAATGTTTAATGTCATCCCTGAAAGCGATGCTATATGTCAACTACCCACGACTAAAGTCATGGGTAGTTGACAAAGATAAATCAAAAAGGGGAACCCGCCCCGCCTTGGTTCTCGATCAGTAAAATCAACGATCTGATTAAAAAGTTCTAAGAAGGCGAGTTATTTGAGCGTTAAACATCTGGAATGTAGTTTGTAATAAACACTTCTTTTCCTTTGTATCTTCCGCTTCTAAATCCATCTTTTAGCTTTTTTCCGCTTTTTTGGTCATCTGTTCGGCTAATTGTGTAATTCCATTCTTTATCTAACATGCTGGTGCACCATTTGTACAAAGATCTTACCTCATCACAATTGTCATAAGTTATTAAAAATTTTAGGCGGTGTGCGTTTTTTTTAAGAACTTCTGCTAGTCTATAATGATCGTTTTTTACAAAAGAGCAGGTGTAAAATTTATCTTGATCAGCATTATAATAAGGGGGATCTATAAAAAGGAAGGCGTCGTCTTGGATTGAATCAATAACATTTTCGAAATCATTATCTGAAAGATAGGCCCCTTGTAATTTTTCAGAAACAGTGCGTAGGTGCGGTGGCCAGTTTTCAGGGCGCATTGAATATTTTTCACCATAACCCCAATAGCAATTTTGGTGTTCCATTATTCCTGAGAAAGATGTCCTGTTAAGATAATACCACCTCATTGCTTGCTCTAATTTATTTTCAGGGGAAAAAACATTTTTATAATGGGAGTGGAGTTCCTTAGTAGCGGGTATACCATCAAGCAGAGTAATAAGATCTTCAACACGGTCTCTAATTTGAATGTAGCAATTAATAACGTCGGAGTCTTTATCGTTTAAAATGCTGTTTTTTGAAGAATCTTTGGCAAAAAATATAGACCCCCCTCCAACAAAGGGTTCACAATAGGTTTCGTGACTTGGAATACATTCTAAAATTAATTTTCTGGCATAGAATTTTCCACCAGCATAACGAAAAGGGGAGTTCTTTTTCCCAGATTTCGGTTTTGAAAGAGTTGCCATTTTAGCAGATCCATATGTTAAATTTTGTGTTATAAGAGACACCGGTCCGGTGTCTTTTTGGTGTTACACACGGAAAAACGGTGGAATTACGAAA